CGTGGATGATGTATAATATCTCATGAATTGGAGAACACATGGCTACTGAAAAACTCACTGCATCCGAAAAGCGTGCGGCAAAGCGTCGTGCTATCGCTGAACAAGCTGAACAGTTCTTTGGCACTGGTAAGGGTAGCACCGAACCAGTGATCAATCCATTGGACTACACGAACTCACTAGTTCAAGTCTTGAACTATTATAACTCAGCCTTTGATAACAAAGACAAACGTAAGTGGTTCATGTCGTACGTTGGTAAGAAGACAACTGAGTTCGACAAGTTGTCAGATCACGAATTTCGATCGATCGGCACGATGATTCGCCTCAAACAGCGAGATCAGCCTCTTGATCAACGTGAATTGGACTTCATCGATCGACAAGTTGAAATACTGCGCAATCGCGCTGCGGGTGAAAAGATTATCTCGCAGTTCGAAGCCCAAGTTGAAAAAGAAGATAAGCCTAAGGTCTCGATCCAAGATCGCGTCCTTGAAGCTGCGTCGACCCACGTCGGCGAGATCCACGGCCTCATCGATGAGTTCATCCTCAACGGCAAAGATGTAGACATTGCTTCCTACCTTAAAGCCAACGAGGTATCACCTCAGGTGAGTAAGCATATTCCTGAGGCATTTAGTGCTACTCTTAAAGAACTCTATGAGTACATCGACGGTGAGGACAAGCAACTGGTTGAAGGTTACTCTAACATCGGCAAGGTTAAAGCCAAGAAGCTGATCAAGATTCTTGAGTCGATTCCTGATGCTTGCGCTCAACAAGCAGTTTCTGCCAAAGCTGCTCGCAAGCCTAGAGCTAAGAAAGTAAAACCACCTTCAGTTGTAGCTAAGAATGTTAAGTACATGAAGGAAAATGCTGAATTTGGTATTAAGTCAGTAGCACCTGAAAAGATCATCGGCTCTACTGAAGTCTGGATCTTTAATACTAAATATAAGAAGCTTCAGGTGTATAGATCAACCGAGACTCTTGGAATCAAGGGTACTGTAATCCTTAACTACGATGTTTCAACATCTGGAGCTAAGACCCTCCGCAAGCCAGAACTCGTTAAGGGTTATGCGGATATGACTAAGCGCAACCTTGCCACTGAGTTTAAGAATCTCAAGACCAAGGAATCTGCGGTGAACGGACGAATTAACGAGGAGTGCGTAATCCTTAAGGTGTTCTAATGAAAAAGTTAATTTGTATCTTAGCCCTAGCAGTATCCACTACTGCATGCGCTGGTCCAGGACATCACGGCCATAAGCATGGTCCTGGTGTCTGGTTCACTCCTCTGATCGTAGGAGGAGCTCTTGGTTATGTGTATTCTCAGAGTCAAAGGCCTGTACAAGTAATGCCACAATATGGTACAATATACTCACAGCCGATTCCTATGAATCCACCAATGCAGCCCGTGTATCAAGAAGTAATCGTGTATAACTCGGATTGTCTCTGTTATCAAAAACAATATCGTCAGATTGGATGGCAATGATTTTAATTGACTACTCTCAGGTTTGTGTTGCAGCAATTCTTGCGTTCAGTGCAGACTTGAAAAAAGGTGGCGAGGCGGATAAGAAGAATCTTATTCGTCACGTAGCCTTGAACTCTATTCGTGCATACAAGAAAAAGTACTACAAGCAGTTCGGTGAAGTCGTAATCGCCTGTGATGGACGTAACTACTGGCGTAAGGACTACTTCCCTAATTACAAGGGTACTCGCAAGAAAGCACGTGAAGAATCCGATCTCGATTGGACCACAATCTTTGAGACACTCAACGAGATCCGAGAAGATCTTAAGGATCACTTCCCTTACCGTGTTATGCACGTAGACAAGTGTGAGGCCGACGACATCATTGCTGTCCTCACCGAATCCACTCAGGAATTTGGTAGACACGAAGATGTTATGATTATCTCCAGTGATAAGGACTTCAAGCAACTTCATGCTTATGACAATGTCAAGCAGTTTAGTCCTATGCTAAAGAAGCTAATCACCGTAAGCAAGAAGGAGTTGCACCCTTGGCTTATCGAACATATCGTTAAAGGTGACTCCGGTGACGGTGTGCCAAACATCCTTACGTCCGACGATGCATTGATGAATGGTGAACGCCAAAAGCCGGTGAGTTCTAAGCGTCTTCAGGAATTCATTGACAATGGTTTTATTGCATGTAAGAATGATGAAGAACGCCGTAACTGGACCCGTAACGTAGTCATGGTAGACTTTAAACACATTCCTGAGAATATCAAAGAATCTATCCTTACGGCTTATGAAGAAAAGCCTAAGGGTGATAAGAATTCTATCATGAATTACCTGATCAAGCACAAGTGCAGGAACTTGCTTGATGACATTGAGGAGTTTTAATGGCAAGCAAATATATCACAGAAATGCTAGAAGAAATAGATAAGGACCAAAGCGCCTGCGCTAAGTATCGCGACAACGCAGCGCTGCGTTTTATATTTCAATATGCATTTGTACCAGAACAAAAGTTTGATCTACCTGAAGGTGATCCACCTTTCAAGCCTGATCCAGCTCCACTTGGCATGTCTCCCGCTAATCTAGTGATGGAGACTAAAAAGCTATACGTGTTTACAAAGGCCAGAGAGTTGAAGAAGGTTAGGAAGGAACAACTATTCATCCAACTTCTAG